TCCCAAGTCTAATAGCTTTTGATTGCCATTAGCTTTGTCTGTAGCTTTTTGATTTTCTTCATTAGTTTTAGCAGTTTCTAATTCTGCTATTTTAGCTTGAATATCTGCAACTGATATTGGTGTTGTTCCATTCAACCATTCAATAGAATTGACATCATAATTTTCTGCAATAAACTCTGCTGAAGGATTTATTTCTTTGATTGCTTGACCTATTAATTTTGACATTTTATATATCTCCTTTTAAATTATTAACTATAAATTCCATTTGCAATTTCCCAAACTTCAATAGTAGAAACACCACCATTAGCTACACTATTAGCGTTAACTTGTGTTTCGTTAATATTTAGTGAACCATTTGAACTGTTCCAACAAATAAGTCTAAATGTTCTTGCATTTCCATTATTTGATGATGGTGTGTACATTCCACCAACATTTGTTTGAAACAAGTAATAGTCATCTACAGCTGCATCTCCAGCAAAAGAAGGAACTCCAAAGTGAGAAGTACCACCTAAATGAGTATGACTTCTACTTGCGTCAGTAAATATTGCTGTTGTATTTCCTACTTGGCTATCTGAAATATTAAATTTAAAAGGTGTGTCGTGGTTTGATGGTGAAGTATAAGCAACAGCATTTATCCAAAAACTACTGTCATTAGCAGTTGGTGTTATCGTAACATTTACAGTACCAAATTGTGCATAACCAGATGAACTATTAAATGAACCAGTACCAGTATATTCTGCTCTTTTAATTTGTAAAAGACCACCACCAACATCACCCCACGAAGGATTTGCACCTGTACCACCTGTAATTAATGCTTGACCATTTGTTCCTGCACCAAGTCTAGCAAGACCAGACGCATTTCTATAAACAATATCGCCTTGTGTAGTTAATGTTGTTCCTAAATCTGTTCCATCAGTACCATTAGTACCTGCTGAACTCATTTGTTCAAAGTAAGCTGTATCGGTTGGAAGGTTTCCTGTACTTGCTTGTATACAAATGTATGACGAACCATTGTACGATACGACATCATCTATAGTATAAGCTGTTCCACCTGCATAAGTTCCCTTCCATTTGAACTTAATTGAGCCGAGATTTACTGTAGCCATTATATTATTTCCTTATATTGTTGCTATTAGTTCGCCATTGTTAAGTGAGAAGGTAAAACCACTCGCACTAAATAAAACATCATCAAATGTGGCGTATGTTGCACTTGAAATGTCGTCATCACCTTGATTAGTAGTAGTGACTATTAAGTCTCCATTACTATCTTTGTGAAATCCATAAACTTCTGCTGAAGAAGCATTAGAAAATTCTAAAGCTGTTCCACCAGAATTAACTACTAATGCTTGACCTGCTGAACCTAATGCAGGTACATCATTTGCATCAGTAATACTGAAGTTAGATAAAGTGAATGTACCATAGGCAATCACCTCTAAAATATCGTTAGCTGAAGCACCACTAGAAAGTACGATTGAAGTACCTGTAGTAGCTGTGAAGTCTGAACCATTTACAAGTTTAACTCCATTCAAATAAATATCTGCAAACCCACTATCGTAGGCTAAAGTATTTCCATTATCATCAGCACCAGTAAATGTTGTCTGACTTGCTGTTGCTGTGTACTTAAATCTGTTTGCTGTTCCATTAACTGCTGAACCTGCGTTTATCCAACCACCACTTGAGTAGACCTTCATGGTGTCTGAAGCTGTATCGAAATATAAATCCCCTAAATCTAAAGCTGAACCATCTGGGTCTTGTGTTGGTGCAGTTGCACTAGCACCTAAATATGTATTTGCGAAACTGTTTACTGAAGCAAGGTTTGAAGCAACAGTATTAACTGAAGCTATAGAACCACCAACATTATTTACGTTAGCTATTGAACCTGCAACTGTCGTTACGTTAGCATTGTTATTTGCAACTGAAGTTACATCAGAAGAAATACCTGCAACAGTCGTAACGTCTGAACTTACTCCTGCTACTGTTGTAACATTAGCATTGTTTCCTGCTACTGTGTTTACATTAGCAACATTAGTTGCAACTGTATTTACATTAGAAATATCTGTAGCAACAGTTCCTATATCTGCAGCATCATTAGCAACACTTGTTACATCTGCTGATATACCTGCAACTGAAGTTACATTAGCTGATATTCCTGCTACTGTCGATATATTAGCGTTATTACTAGCAACTGTTGTTACGTTTGTATTATTTCCTGCAACAGTATTTACATTGGCAATATTTGTACCGACTGTATTTACGTTAGCTATATTGTTTGATACTGTATCTATTTCTGAAGTAGCTTCATTTAAATCGTTAGCCGCAGTTTCTATTTCAGAAATTGCTTCATTTAAATCATTTGCTACTGTAACTACATCACTTATATTTGTAGCAACAGTTGATACATCAGCTATGTTACTAGCCACAGTACCAATATCTGTAGCATCATTTGCAACTGCTGTGACATCAGAAGCTATGTTAGCAACATCTGTTACATCTGAACTAATACCTGCAACTGTTGTGATGTTAGGTATGTTAGTTGAGATAAATTGTTTGTTTACAGCATCAGTATTATCTACTGGGTCTGCAACATTTGTTAATCTTTTATTTTGTACGTCCCATTGAAAATTTGCACTATCAATTTTAATTACGTCACCTGCATCATCAATAGCTTCTTGTCCCATAAAGAAAGCTTGGTTTGAGTCTGTATCTAAATCGTTTTCAGTTAAAACCGAACCTGCCGCATAATCAACTAATCTTGAAGTTTGACTTGTTCTACGTCTAATTTCAATAGCACTTAAATTAGCCGGTGGTGAAGAAAATGTGATTTGAGTTCCTGCTGAGTTATAAGTAAAAGCAGTTGTAGCTACACCATTAATTGTTACAGTAATGTCAGCCTGGTCACGATATGTAAAACTTATTGCATATTGTGTGGTTGAGCCATTTCCTGTGTACCTTACAAATGAATTTGCCATTTATACACTCCTTTTCTTCTTCTAATATGGGTACTTATTGTTATTGTTGACGGTCTTTAGGAAGTTCACTAGTTATTGCTCTCAAAAATTGTTGTAATCCTATTAAGTTATAAAAAGGTAATATTCCTATAGCCTTATTTCCGTCTGCTTGAGAGAATGTTCTTTCTGGATTAAAAGTAGATTGTGATACAGCTTTTAAACTAGGTATCAACTTTTGAAATATTAAAGAATAAGTTGGGTTACCAGTTATAATGTTTGTATCAAGTCCACTAGTTCTGTATCCAAATATAGGGTTATCAGTATAAGCAGAGCCTATAATGTTAGCACCTATTGGTAACAAGGAAGCAAACGCAGCTCTTTGAAAACCTGCTTTAGCTATTGTTGCCGGATTTAATCTGTTTTTATAAAATTCTTTTTGGTTTGGATGTACTAAACCTGCTAGAGAAGTTTGTGCTGAGAACATTAAAGAACCCCATAACATTGAGTTCATAAATTGGTCAAACACAATAGCGTCTCTCATCTTTAGACCATACAAAAATTGTTTAGCCCAAGATGTAAACATAAAACTTCTAAACTGATATGCTATTTGACCTAAGTGTCCGTCTGCATTCATTCCGTATTCTTTTAAAAATCCAAAGTATGCTTTTTCACCTATATCAGCTTGTTGAATTGTTCTATGTGCAAGTCTTCTCATAGCCATAATGTAAACTGCTCTAGTTTCATTAGACCATTTGTCAAAATTAGTTTTAGTTATTCTAGTTCCAAGTTCACCTTTAGTCCAACTTGTGTGTGCTTTAAATTCATTTTGAATTTTTTTCATCATAGATGGACTTATACCTAAGTCATCCATTCTGTTTTGCATTTGAACATCGGACATTCTGTTTTTACCAAATCTTAATTTAGCAAAAGGATGTTTACCTTTACCAACAGCCCATCTACCAAATATTTGTGTAAACTCAGAAACAGTTACTATCTGCATAGCAGAGGTACTCATAAACTGACCAGAGTATGTGTTAGTAAATCTGTTCATTTGGTCTAGTTTGTTTTCTGCTGTAGTAATAACATCATCAGACATACTACTTCCAAAATCATCTAGTCGGTTTGTAACTTGTTGAATAATAGAGTGGTTACCTATTCCACCCATTGTGTAATCTATTTCTCTAATAAATTCATCTACACGCTCACCGTTTTCTAAACGTTTCATCATACGTCTTAATTCAGGAACATTTTTTAATGTAGCATTCCAACCAATTAAACCAGTAACGTTACCCATCTCTGACATATTGGCAAAACCAACTTGGTTCATCACCCTTGAGTAATTTAATTTACGAATAAATCTTCCTATTGTTGGTGCTAGTCCAGTTGGATTTTCTGCAAGTGGTCTGCCTTTAATATAAGCATAAGCCATATCCATAGCTTGTATTTCATTTTTTGCCTGCCACACTGCTCTTTTAGTAGCACTAGCTTTTGGATTTGCGTCATAGCTTTCTACAATTTCTTGTCTAATTCTTTGAAAGTCACCTCTAGATTTAATTCCTTTATACGCTAAAGCCATGTCACCCATTGCACTGTGTGTGTAATTCATAAACAATGCTTCAGCATTATTTTCTAATAAATCTGAAAAGTTTGTTCTTCCGTCTGTATAGCCTTCATTAAATCTAATTCTTCTTTTTAAATATGATGAACCAGAAACTTGTTCTCCTGGTTTAACTTTAAACATTCTATTTATTAAAGCATCAATTTCTTCATCAACCATATTTGTATGCTCTTGCATCATTCTTCTAAATGTTTCACGTTTTTGCATACTAGTTACAATGTGGTCTAAGTTAACTCCACCTTTAGAAAAGTTTGACCTATTAACTACAGTTATTAAATTTTCTGCAATAGTCATTTTTTGAGCTGCTGTTAAAGGTTTTTGTTTTACACCTTTAAGCATTGTGTCTTCCATTGCATTAACTAAAAATACTTTAAGATATTGTGAACCTTTTGTAGGGTCATCTAATATTTTTTGATATTTGATTGGATTGTGAACTCTTGTTAAATAATTAAAATTATCTACAATATTTTCAGCACCTTCTACACCTACAATTTTAAGCATTTGTAATTGCTCATTTAACAATTGACTTTGTACTTTAGCCATTTGTTGTATTAATTTTTGTGCTTCACCAGTAGTATAGCCTAATTCACTTAATGCAATTTGTTCACCACGAATTGCTCTACCTACTAAATCATTAAATTCTTTTCTTACTAAATTGTTATTAGGACTATTCCATTTGTATCTTCCTAATTTCTTTTGTTCCATTAACCATTTTTTTAAAAAGTTTGTATGAGGTACGTGATATAAAACCATCATTCTATCTACGTTCATATCTTTAACTTCAGATATAGTTACTGGTCTCGTATAATTTGTATTTCCTTTTTTTGGCGTTGAGTCTCTAACTAAAAGACTTCCAAATTTTCTCATTTTGTCACTAAGTGTTGAAGCCATTGCAGCAGAAAAATCAAATCTAAATGCTCTAGCCCAAGTCTCTGGTGTCAAATCAGCGTCACGAAGAATATTAAACTCTGCCATTCTACCTCTAACATACTCATTAGCTGTAGCTTTGCTGTCAAAAGTACCTTCTGGTTTTGCTTCATCCCAATTACATATTTTTTTTGCCATTATTTACATTTCCTTACTTCGACTGTTCCGTCTTTATTAACTTGCATAATTAATTCATCTGGTTTTCCAGATTGATTTTCTATCATTCTAACTTCAAACCTACCGTCTGGTCTTTTAGTTGTGTGTAACGCTAAGTCGTAATTAGGGTCATACCAATCAAAAGTTCTTTCACCATTTGGTTTAACAGGGTTAGGATTATTAGGACCAGGAACTAAATTACTGTTGTTTCCTGTTGGTGGTTCAAAACCTCCATCATCTCTAATTAATTTAGTATCACTTTCGTCCATAGTGTTTTTGAATGTTTTTGTAAAATCATTACTTTTAATTCTTGGTCTTCTTATTCCAAACAAACCACCAAGAAATGCACCAGTCATCACACCGTGCATAACATTATCAATATCTAAATCTGGTCTTTGTGAAGCAAGATAAGTTTCTATTGCACCAATTGATACTGCACCTGCACCTGCTTTTCTTAAAATTCTATATGCTCTTGCACTTTTTTGTAAAGCAACAATTGGCGCTAACAACCCATCTGTAGCAACAATTGCTGTCCACGCAGCGGGGTCAGTAAACGCAGCCAACAATCTTAACATAGTTCCTTTACCAACACCTTGAGAATTAATTTTATCTTCAAGTGTTAAATGTTTTAATAACTGTTCTCTTATTTGTTGAGCGTGTGCCAAACTATGTGCGTGTGCAAATTCTTCCATATAGTCTTGTGGTAAATCAACCATTAACTCATCTATTAATTCTGATGTTAAAACAAAATTAGGGTCAGGCGCTAAATCTTCTCTACTAAACTGTTTGTACAAATTAGTAGCAATCATTTCATCTTCGTATGCGCTTTTTGTTGCTTCACCTAAAGTGTATTTCTTTTTTAAATCTTGTTGTCTTTTGTAAGTTACATTTGCTATTTGGTCTAAGTCTTCCTTATCATAAGGAGTAGCATAATCTAAATTCCACAATTGTGGTGGTTCTATATTATTTATAAAATCTTTTGCTGAGTCAGTTTCAAACTTTTGACCCATTGCTTCAGTTTCTTTATCAATCTCTTTATAGCCTTCAATCAATTCTGGAATTTGAGCTGCTTGTTCTTCAGCTTGTGTACTGTATTCTCTTACACCTTCAACAAAATTTCCAACTGTATCAATTGTATTATTAACAACTTCTTCTATTGGTGTTCCTTTTGTATTTAAAACTGTATTAGCTATATCTTTATATTCTGGGTCAGACTCTAAAACGTTAGTCATAGAATCTTGGGCTTCGGTACTTAAAATTCCTGTTGATGTTCCGTCACTAATGCTTTTTTTTAGCGCATCCGAATTCCATAACAATGCAGCTTCATCAAGTCGTCTACTTGTATATCTATCACCAAATTTTAATAAGTTTTTATATGCGCCTACCCAATCACCACTTGTAGTTTGTTTCCAAAAATTAGGTGTTCTACTTTCTAAGTCACCATATTGAAAAGCTACCGAAGCTAAAACTGTTGCTTGTTCAGTAGACAAATCATTAAATGATGTACCAGTAGAATTTTCCCATTTAGTTTTAAGATTTGTAATAGCTTCACTTTTAGCAAACTCATTAATTATTTTACCTTGGTCTTCAGTAATTTTTAAATTAGGTGCAATTGCAGAAGCTTCTACACCTTTAAATCCTAAAAACGGTTTTAATATTTCTACTATATCATCAGGCAATCCTTTTAAATCTTCTAATACTCTAGCACCTAAATCAAAACCACTAGCGATTGTTACACCAGATTTAGAATTTTCTGCGTCTGGAACATAGCCTTTTGTTTCAAAACCTTCTTGTTTTAATATAAAATCAAAATCTATATTACTCATTTATTTACCTTCTTTTGTATGTTT